TCAAAGTTGAGAAGAATTTCTAAGGTTTGTTTCTCTTTCGAAACGAGATTTCATAGATTTAAGAGCTTCAATAAGTGATTGATATTGATGAAAGGAGAGTTTTTCGGAAGGAATTTTGAAGGTTTTTTGAGCCATCGATTCCAAAGAAATCTGATACGGTGCAATTTTATTCACTTGAGAGAGAAGTATTTTGGTCATTTCTTTCTGGTCTATTGAAGGAATTGAGAAGACCTGAGATTTTGGAATGGATCTCTTCTTATCTCGTCTCTGTGATCTTCTGAAGACTCCTGGATGTGCTTTTTTTAATGAATCGATAATCTTTTGAATTTGGCTTTCGGAAAGAAAACTTAGTCTTTCACCCATTGCCAAAGACGAGCTAATCTCTTGAAGAGTTTCCTTTGAATACCCTATATTTCGTCCAACAGCAAAAAGCTGTTTCAAACGTTGCTTTCTTTTCTCTTCTTCAACTGTATCCTTCATATAGTTTTTTTGAGAAATGGTTCGATTTGATCCTTCAAATTCCTCTTCAAAATCCCGGCATTTACAAGACCCATTCCGATAATATCCCATACACCCCGTTTGACTCGGTGCATCCATAGTATCTCCATTTACTTCCGATTTCTATCGAAGCATTCAATCATCGAAATAGATACAGCGGCAACTTGTATCAGTTCGTTTCTATACTCAGAGTAATCATGATTTTTACCTTCGTATCTAAAGTAAGATTCAAGGGCGGCTTTTTGAACTTCGCCAACTTCCTCTCCAAGTATCATACACCATTCCACAGGTTTGTGATTTTGTGGACCGAACTTTAAATCTTGTTTATCGCGTTCTTCGGAGATCTCTTTAAAAATGTTTTCTCTCACTTATTATCTACCTCCCTATATTCCGCTACATGAAATCCGCTTTTGATAAACCAAAGTGCTACACGAGATCGATGGCATTCAACCGGATCTTTTTCATAACAACACAATGCAATTGGATTATTGTTGGAGAGTGTTTTGAGTTGATCAATTATTTCCATAACATTCAAATTTTCTAAAATAGAATCGAATTTTTTCCAGTCATATCCTTCATTTAGCATTTCTTTTGTGGGAGCCAGTATTTTAAATTGAATTTGTTTCCCCTTTGCAATCCAGCGAGGGGAAAATCTTGAAATATTAAAAACAACGTATCCGGCTGCCAGCAGTTTATCGGTTTTATGATGATAGGATGTTACGATTTTCATTATGCCCCTCCTGACCCTTCCTGTGGTGGAAATTTATTTCCGTTGTTGTTTAAATTTTCTTGTGGTTGATAACCACTTCTTTCGATTCGGATCGGTTCTTTGAATAGAACTCGAAATATAAGATACCAGAGGAAAAGAGCAAAAATTCCAACCAGTAACCAGATAGTGAGAGTTCCCATGACCGTATACATAAGAACCAATTCAAAAATTTCTAATTGACTCATGCTGATCTTTGCTTCTCCAAGTATCATTCTCGAATTCCCACTCTTCAACAGACCAACCCAGCTCAGTGAGTTTCATAATTGCGGTCTCTGAATCCGAATCAAGAAGGTCGTATGCTTGATGGAAATCGATAGAGTTTTTCAATGCGACTCTCTCAGGTTCGAGATAGTTTTTTTGATCTTCTAATGTTTCTCTTTCATGCTTTTTTAGATCATCAAAGAAGAGAGATTTTCGAATATTATACAAAAGTTGAGTCACTTCTTCGTATCTTTGGATCGTTTTAATTTGAATGCTCATTGCTTTCTGTTCTCCTTCTTAACTCGACATAGTATTTTCGCATCCGTTCAGTTTTTAAGTAGTCTGGAAGATCCTTCCAACGTCTTGGAGTCCAACCGCGACGAAGGAAGTTTTCACAGTGATTTATCCAAAGATCCTCCGAGCGTTTTAAACCAATGGGATCCTCTTCGTGGCTCATAACTAAAGTCCTGACTCAGTCGGATATTTATCCAGGATCCATTCCACGAGATAAAATATCTGATCAACATTGTCGCTTTGGTTTGAATCTGTTGCTGCAAGGTCTTGGATGGTTTCCAAAACCTTGCGAACTTTTAGCGGAAGTTCGTTCATGCGGCGTCTCCGATCGCTTCGATTTCTACATCCGTTTCGGATGGAGAGATGTATAAACGCTCGGATTCTTCGTTGAGTTCTACCCCGATTTTTTGCATTGCCTTCAATGGTTCCGCAAGGATCTGTTCTTTGTTCAACTCCAACTTAACTCGAAGGAAGACACCGCTTAATCGAGAAACGAGACTGTTAAACTTTTTGAGAAGACCATTCTCTGAAAGAATTCTATCAAAGAGTTTTTGCGTTGCCCGTGTCTTGACACTTGCCGGAATTCTTCTCAACTTTAAAATACCTGTGGTCAATTTGCAGGTTTTATACTCTGGATCAGGAAAGAGATCTTCCTTATGATGATCCACGAAGTGCTTTATCCCAGCCGCAATGTGTTGGATTTTTAAGTCCAATGGGGAAATCTTTTCCTGAAGATCGTTTTGGAGCTTGCTGATTTGGTCGTCTGTCTCGCTCGTGATTCGATCTCTCTGGCGTTTGAACTCCCCAAGCTGTTGCACACGGCTTGGGTGAGGTCATCGCGGTTTACGTAGTTGTTATCTGGTAAATCAACTAATGTATTTTTACTCGTCTTTCCTTTTTAGCCACGATGACCTCCTATTCTTTCGGTTCCGAATTCTCAGGAGTCATGTCTACTGCGACTCCGCTTGCAGAGGAAGGAATGACTTTAGCAGGTGGAACCTGATTCTTTAGCTTCTTCTTCTTTCCCGTTTTTTGGTAGCGACTTTCTTCTTCGCAACCTTTTTCTTCTTTGCAATCGCCATACGTTTCTCCTTCCTTTATACCGCGACTTGATCCACGACGAATTCACCCAAAGCAGATTGAAGATCCTTCAATTCACTTTCGAGTGACTTGAGATTTTTCTTTTGTTCTTCCTTTGCGGTTTTCAATCGATCTTTTACGGTTTTGATTTTGTCATCGATCGCTTGAATCTTTACTTTCTTTTCCTCTTCTAAAAGCTGGATCGTTTCTTTCTTCTCCTCCTCTAAAAGTGTAACCTCAGTTTCAAGATCTCCCGAATTCGTTTTAAATTCAGAGATCTGTTTTTTGACTTCAGCTACTCTTTGCAGAGCGTTATTGTGTTCTTCCTGGTTTGCGATTTTCATGTTACCTCTCAATATTAAAATATTGCGTTATTCGTTTGCTGTTCTTAGGAGGACTTCCGCAGACTGAACATCACCCGGTGAACGATCTCTGATTAGATCTATAGCCGCTTCGAACGTCATCTTTTGACCGTCAAGACTCAGTCTTGATTTCTTAATGTCACTTTCGTCACCGCTTAGATATGTAGAGATTGCGGCTTTGCTTAATTCTTTACCCGTAATTTCTCGAACTCTTCTTGCTACTTCACGTTGAGTGATCTTAAGTTTTTTGAGTATTTCTCCAAAGGATTGTGGAAAGATGATCTTTGCTTGATCATAAGTGAGAACTCGATTCCATCCAGGGAATGTTCTCTCGATTTTTTGGATCTGATGTTTCACTCCGAGTGGAGTCGGGAATGTGTTCTGGATAAAAATCTGACGAGACTTTTGTCCATTCTGTCCAGACTCGAATTTGACTTCGAAAGCTCGCTCTGCGAATGAAAGAACTTCGTTGTCTTTAAGCGGTTCCAAATTCGTCTTGCGAATTCTCCATCCAATCTCTTGAGTCTTAATCAAAGAGCGAAGCCAAGGGCCTTCGTTTTTTCCAAACATGACGATTGAGAAAAGATTTTCTTTTTCGGGAATGCTAATCTCATGAATCTTTTTTAGGTCTCTAAGAAGTTTGCCAGAGAGAGCCTGTGACTCATCGAATAATAGAACGATCTTACGCTTTCGTTTAAAAGCGGCAGTAAGGATCTCTCTAAGAATCAGTTGTTTCGCATGAGCGCTTCCGGGAATTTCTCTATCCGGACTAAGTTCAGAGATCATCACTTTCATAATCTGATTGATGTTGTAATCGAAACTTTCATAGCATCTTCCCATTTCAATTACTTGAAACCTATTCGGATAATCGCGCCAAAAATGTAGCATGTGTTCGTATAGAAACGTCTTACCTGCGCCAACATGTCCGACGACGCACTCCCAACCGGAACTGTCGACGGCATGCTTGATTGCTCTAATTACCCTATTTGTGTTTTCCGTATCTACAAAACTCATTCCGCGTTCTCCTTAGAATCGTTAGATTCAAAATCAATGTTATTCAGAATATTCAAAAGTTCATATATTTCTTGGTTAGTAATCGAGCCTTTGAGGGCAAGGCTTGAATTCAGTCGTCCCTGGACGGCTTCAAAAAGTTCAACTGGCATTTCGGAACGATAGATTAAAAGACGTCGTTCGATGTAGCTCCACGCCGATTCCAATTCGGTGAACTCACTTGGTGCCATCGTTGCGGGAGTTTCGACAGGGACTGAATTTGCAGGAAAGTATCGTAGGTTTTCCATTTCTGCTTCTGGATAAAGATCTTCGATCGTAAAAATTTTACGTTGTCCCTTGGCGCCATCACGGATATCTTCACGTAACTTCATACGATCGGTTTTCAGCCATGTGTCCGATGATTGCGTTTGGTATCCTGTATGTTGCGATATACTTCTTGCTCCGTCCGGATTGCAAATATAAAGATTTCCTAATTTATCCTCTGCTACGAGATTTCCTTCGCGGTCTCTGAAGAGAGTGACGTTTTGGCCTACCAAATCCAAAGCGACTCCATAGGAATGATTTCGATATTCGATACAGCCGTAATTGTTGACGACTCGATTATCGAATGTTACTGTAGCGTCGTAAAAGTTTTGCTCTGTAATTCGCCTGATTGGTTTGTCTTTTGTTCCTGCAAGCCAGAGATCAAATCGTCCACTGATTTGATTTTCGTGAATGGTATATAACGTTAGAAAATCATTCAATTCCTTGAGGTCTGCAAACTTCTTGCCGTCGATCGCGGGTTCTATGATGTTTTTATAAATTCCGATTCTACGTTCGACTGGACCTTTTGCTTTGGGCCGCCCTGGTGTGTGTGTTTTAACGATGATTCCACCGAGTCGCGTAAGTGCGTTTTTAGCACCTTTGAGTCCAGACCCCTTGTCGTTATAAAGATATTCTGGAGTTCCTTCAAATGGGTTCCGGCGATCGACTTTAGGCATCCAAGCGCGCTTGAAAAAATCAAAGTAGTCCGCCGTATTCTCGCCCCGATGTTTCGCTCCTGGCGTAATCGCCTTTCCGCCATAGGCCCAAAGATAAAATACTTTTGAGTAAACATCTACGAGAGAATAAATCCACACTTTGATCAGGTTGTCTTTGAGCATTGCGGTCTCTTCGTCTTTGTCGTCCAGAAACCAGCGGCGTTCGATTTTACCGCGTGGGTTTAAAAAATACCTGGCTGCAACGGACGCGTCGACCATGTGCGTAGAATTCGAATACGGTTCTTTCCACGTTCGTGATGCCTCTTCCGATTGCATTTCATGACGTCCGAGACCGAGACGGTTCAACCACCGGTTTGCGGTGGATTCGGTCCAAGGCAGTTGTATCTGTCCGCTGTTTCGTGCCCTCCTTAACGCAAGTTTCATTGAGAGTGGTTTCGGATTTTTGCCAGACAGATTTGAATAAACAATCTCGGCAATTATCTTCGCTTCAGTTTCCCGGAGATCCATTCGTTCAGGATTTAGATTTGATTTTCGCTTTGATTTTATCTGACCTGAGACGACGGCTAACTCTGATCCAATATTAAATTTTTCGAATCTTCTACGGATTGCGTCTTCCGACAACCCAAAGGTGGCGGCTGCTTTACGCATCATTTCACCTTTGGAATGTTTTGACGGAGCCTCTTTCCAAGCCGAATAGAATTCGTAAAACAAATCTGGATCTAATTGTTTCACTCTTGCGTCTCTCCTTGAAAAATATGGCTCGACCACGCCATCTTTAATGTTTTGAGCGAGATTTCCATTGTCGCGATTGTTCGAGATAGATAGATTCCTAACCCACCGTTTCGAGATTCTTCCGGGATGGATTCAATTCGTTGCAGCGCGTCAAGGATCGATGCGTTACACTCATCGATAATTTTTTCCGCCTCTCTTTGACTCTTGATTTTTAGGAGTTTATCCGGATCGATGTCCTTGGATTTCCGAAGAACATCAATTTGGTCGTCTTTCTTCTGGATCGACTTTTCCAGGGTTGCTTGTTTTTTTCGGAGGAGTTCCGCTTCGGCCTTTACGGTTTGATTTTCCGTTTCCAGGGATTTGATTTTTTTCTTTGAAGAATTTTCTAAAGAGGAAATCCGCTCCTCTAAAAACTCTTCCGCGGAAACGACTGTTCCGTCGGAAAGGGTTAAGGTTTCCCCTTCGAGTTGTTTGAGTCGGACTTCCTTGGCAGCTTGCAGGAATCGTTTCGGAGATGCTTCCATGAGTTGTTTAACTCGGTCACCCAGTCCAAACGATTCGATCGCATTCACATATTCTAATGCAACTCTGCCGCTCATATCGAGTTCTTGCTCTACGCAGTCATGAAATCCGGAATATCCAAGCTCATGAAACAGTTCGAGGTTGCGAATTGCTGTTAATGAGAGAGCGGTTTGAAAGATGTTCACCCTGGCTTGAGTGATATACAATTGAGCCAAGGCCTTTCGCTGTTCCGGCGAGAACTCTCTCGCCTCGCTTGCGCTCGGAATTGTCAGGGCCGTTTCCGGTTGCGATACGTTGTTGTCCGAGTCTTCTATTTCGTCTTTGTATTCGTCTAACGCTGATTTGGTTGTCATATTCTACCCATTTGATTAAGTTTGATCTTTGAGTTCGTTGGCCGTGTTGCCTAACTCTCGTTTTCGTTCCGCATCTCGTTTCCAGATTGCTCGGACTTCTTCGATGGAGATTCCAAATTCCATTTCTAAAATCTGAATATGAGCTTTTGTGTTTCGCTTGCCGGATATAACACGGGATAGGTCTCCCTGGTTTACGTTATATGCCATCGAGATTGCACGTAATGTATTCCTACCTTCTCTAATCTTACAGATTTTCAATAACTCTAATGGCAAATGTCTGCCTCTGGGAATACGTGCCATCATTAGGCTTTTTTTTAATGATGGCATATTTTCATTTTCCATAAATCCTCCTGAGGCTCCGTAGGTGGCTCGTAGCTTGTGCGAGTTTGATTTGAATTTTTGGAACAAGCTGCCAGCGAAAACTTTCTGAAAAAAACAAACCGTTCTCTTGGTCTGGCAAGATTAGATTTGTTTGCAGTAACTTGCGCTTTGCACGTTCGAGGGATTGTATCCCTGTCAGGAGTCTGAATTCTCCAGAAAAGAAGCTTTTGCCCGGAAGGAGGTGGATCAATATGTATACGGCTCCGGTTCCGTTAGCTTTTTTAATTTGGCTTTTACCCTCAATCGTATCGGGGTTGAGAATGTAGATCCCGTTACATTCCTCTATGAATTGCCAGGACATTAAAATTTGAATCGTTCGGTAGATTGTTTTTTCCGAACGCTTAAGGTTTCGTGCAACGTGTGTCGGACGAAATCCAACATTAGGATTTTCTAAAAAGAATTTTGCCACCGTCAGGAGAGTCATATTCTTACCGAATCGATTAAGGGTCTCAGTTTTACGAAAGACAAATTCAAACATGTCTTACAGAGTTTGAACTGGTAAACTGTTACTGAGGACTGTCCGCATCCGGAGCATCGTGGAATATTTGAAATAGCAATAGTATCCGAAAAAATGCCCTCGATGGAGTTACCTCCACCGAGGGAAGAGGAATTGCCTGGGTTGCAATCAGACAAGTCGGATGTTGGAAAGATTGGATTAACAAATTTCATGCGAATTTTTCTACCGTGTGGCTTTTTGGATTTTTCGTTTTATACCCTTCTTTGTTTTGAGGGGCTTGGGTGGAAAGTTCCGTAGGCAGAATGTGCAGACGAATGTATTGAGATAGCTCTTCTCCGTTGAGCTTTTTGATGAGGGCATCCGGGACCTTGCTCCAGCAACGATCAAAAACTGTGTAGACGTTTAGTCCGTGGCCTTTCAACAGTTTAACGTGGTCGCAAAGGAAACGGCTGCGGACGCGATCATATTTTCTAAGATTAGCCATTTTGATTATCCTGAATTTTTTTCTTTTCTACCCACTTGGTGAATTGTTTCTTTAGTCCGGCATCATCGATGAAATATTCATAGATTGCACAACGAGAGAGTAAGATTTCTATTGGACTTTTGTCTGATGTGTTCTCGATTTTGAGCACCGAGTCAGCTACTCGTTTGCGATGTATTTTGATTCCGAGCGTTGGATTCATGCCGCGCTTCCTGTATCTTTAGTGAGAACCAGTTGGATATTTTTGAATCCTTCTGTGTTGAGTGCGGCGATCACTCTGCGATTGTTGTTTCGTCCGGCAAAAAATTCATACGTTAATCGCTCATTTAGATTATTATGTTTTGCGAATTTACTTACGTATTTGTAACGATATACAATTTCGCGCTGAATCTCTTCCCGTTGTTGGATCGCGTTCATGCCTTAACTCCAAGGACATGAGCATCGGCTTGAATATAGAAGCCTTCACGCGAATAGATGTTTGTATAAAAATCAATGCTTATGATTGTGATGACTACGTGTAGGAATTGCCGTGACGAATCGTATTCACTTAAACCCTTACGCATTTTTAGATTTAAGATTCGCAATCCATTTGCCTGAATCTCTTCTATGTAATTCCAAGGAATGAAATACCCAACCGCGATCCAATGGAGCGAGATTTTAAAATACGAAGGCATCCAATTTGAGAACTTCAGAAATCGGTGCATCCAATTCAGTTCAATATTCCTTGCGCTCATTTGATTTGATTTCTCCTTGATTTTATGGCCTATTTTTCCGATGCTTTCTCTATGCACGGGGTAGCCTGTAGGTTAGCATAATACCGAATACGGTATTTGTCTATTAAAATTTTTACCGAAATCGGTATTTTTTTGAAAAAGCAAATTGAAAAATTACTACAAGTTCTAAATATGAATCAAAAGGAATTGGCCGACTCTTTGGAGTTATCGCCAGGGAGAATTAATGATTTAATTAATGAGAGGACTAAAGACCTTTCAGCCGAAGCAATTCGTAAGTTAAAAATTAAACATAATGTAAATCCGCTCTGGCTTTTGACTGAAGTTGGGAATATGTTTTCTGATCCCGAAGTTGAGAAAGGGCGCGATGATCAATTGAATGCTGAGTTTCAAATAATTCAGATCCTTAGGAAACGGCCTGTTGCCAAGAGTATCGTGGACAAAATTTTAGATCTAAACCGAGATTTAACAGAGAGTGAATCGAGTGTAATACGTGCAATACTGGATAGCTGGAAAAAGTGATCAACTATCACTTTTATTGATCCATGGTTTTAGAATAATGGAAGTCTCTACTGCTAAATAATGCGCTAAAACGTCGAACCTTAAGCCTGTATTTAAAAATTCGTGAATATGAGTCTTAAAAAAATCAGTAAGGATGGGGACAGACGGATGCTCGTCTTTATCGTCCAGTTTAAAATTACTATTTTGAATATCCATCTTCCAACCCCAGTTCCCGGAATTTTTGTTGTAGCGTTTTAGTATATTAACTGCTATAGACAAATCATGACGTCTCAGCAAAAATAATCCTTGATTGACACAAAAAAATACCGATAATAAAACACGATTCACATGCGCGAATGATTCTGTGTTATTTTTAAAAGTCAATGATAAATTCTCAACAAAAATATGCCAAAAATAATAATCCTTCCGATCGAATCAGGATTATTTTATCAGAGACAGGGTTTCGGCAAAACCAATTGGCTGAGGCGGGAAATGTCAAGCCTCCCACGTTAAATGGGTATTTATCAGGTGCGAGGCCCGTAGGCTTTGACTTTGCGTATGCGTTAATGAAATCACTCGGATATAACCCCTTTTGGATATTATTTGGGGATGGAGAGAAAAAGGTCCCAGCGGAAATATTCTCCGAACTGACTCCGGAAAATCATGATCGGTTTGAGGAAATTGAACGGGATAGAGTTTTTATCAGACAGATCGATGAATCGGGGATAAGAAAGGATATAGAAAGAATTTTGGAACTCAGTCGATCCGACTCAAAGCTGTTTAAGATTTTTTTCGACCGACTTTTTCCTGAAAAGCATGACTAATTTTTATGTGATATATCTCGATCAGCTCTTTGAGCGAGGCTGTTTCTTTTTTTAAATCTCTTGCAAAATTATAAAGAAGAGTTTTTAATTTGTCGTCTGTAGTTTTCATAATCGTCTCACATGAGATGAGACGATTCATTTTCCTTTTCTCTTCATTGCACTTTGTCAACGTATATAACAGGATAACGTTTTTCTGCATGAGCTACGGCGATCGCTCTTCCATGAATTTGAATATCTCTCGTCCGCGCGACAAGTTTATCAAAATCTTTGCTCATCCCTGATGGAATAAAAAGCAGAAATGTGGCAATCACGTTTTTGTCAAAGTATTCGGCTTCGGCAATTGTGTAACCGTTCCAATCGTCGCCGACCTGGATTCCCTCCCAGTTTTTTAAGTTGGTTTGTAAATCATTTGCGTTCCGCATGATTCGGAACTTCAGTTTTCCGTTTACGGTTCCGCCTTCCCACTTGTCTACTCGTTGGAGCGAGCGACATACAAAGTCGAGTTCAACTATAAAATATTTTCTGTCGTTCTTCCATTCTCCGGATTCGGTGGTTCCGTCTTCGCATTTGATTTTTCCCTGGCCGTGTTTCTTGCCATTTACAAAAGAGCCTTCGTAAACACACTGAACACTTCCATCCAGATACGTTAGCTTCCCTTTTCCGTGAGGATCCATTTTAGAATCAAAGAATCCTTCGTAATGATCTCCGTTATCAAACCAACTATAAACCAGTTTAGATGTATCGATCTTTCCATTGATAAAATACATCGTTGAAATTCTTTCGAGGTTATTTGCTTCATACACTTTTATTAAACCATGAAATTTTCCGTTCTTAAAATTACCTTCTCCGATTACACCTTCTTCATTTTGTAATTTCCCTTTTCCGTTTTGACAATCTCCTTCTATACACATACGGGTTTTCTCTTCCGCAAAAATCGGATTTAAGAAAAAGATAAATAAGATAATTGTGATACTGATTGATTTCATTTTTTACTCCAGATGAAAACAATCAATATCCAACCGGACTTGACAATTCGAAAACTTAGTTTTGGTCTGCCGTATGGCCAAAAAAAGTAAGACCTCTCAGAAATCTAATAAACAAAATATTAAACAAACTGTAACAGGATATACGACCGAAGGTTCTTTGTTTAAAAACATACCGATCCAAGAGTTAAAGCAAAAACGTTCTGCTACTTTACAAACGAATCCAGCAATACCCAAAGATCCGGAAGATACCATGACGCCGCAACAAGTTGCAGCTCTACTCAAGCGAAGCGTGCGAAGAATTAGCTATTATCGCCGCGAAGGACTCTTAGGAAAATTTTGGAAGTTTTACGATGGAACGGTTCTCTATTCTCGCATTGGAGTGGATGAATTTTTTCAAAGTCGTTTTTGCGATCGAGAAGAATCATAAACGAGCGGAAATCGCGGCACTTAGGGGGCAATGCCGACGTTGTGCATTCGATATTTCCCATGTTAGCATTGGTGACATGGATGAATTAAAAGCACTTCTACAAATCGATCATATCTCTCTATTTCTTGTTTCCATAATATTATTTTTTATGGTCCTTCTGGTTTATCGAAAGCCGCTTGGATCCATTTTCGGACTTCTTTCCAAACTCATCACAAAACGACTGGATTCAAAAGATACAATCTCTGTCGTTCAAATTCAGACGAACTCTCTTCCGGGTGCGCGGTTCATTCAGGAACACGTAACGTCTATACAATTCATAAACTCACTTCGAGTCCGCGACACAGAAATGTTTTATGACTTTCTTTTTAATCTTGTCAGCGAAGTCCGGGCAAAACTCGGTAACCCGTATCCGAATGTAAAGTTGACGTTCTCTCTTTTGAATGTTGATTACATATCCTCTGCGGCAGTTAGCGCACTCTCAAAAATCTTAATCGATGTAGTTCAGAAAAACGGAATTTTCTTGAACATAAACTTTCCGAAGGATCGATTCAAAAATCACGCCACCAATTTCCGAATACTCGCTGGGGATGCTGAGCACATTTCAATTTCGACCAAAGATCACGGAGGAGCAGGATGAAAAAGATTTCAGTTATAATTTTGCTTTTAGGTGCGTGCGCGGTTTTTCAAAAACTTCCGCCAACCGTAAGAGAAGACAGTAAACAAATTAAAGAAACGAAAACGGCTTTGATCGAGGATCGTCCAGGTGCAACGGAACGAGCAATGTCAGAACTGGATCGATGCGATGCGCGTAACATCGAAAACGCGAAAGAGATACGACGACTAAACGAAGCGTTGAATCGTTGTAACGTATCGAACGAGAAGAAGGACGTGCAATTAACTAAGGTATCTAAAGAAGCCGGAAAGGGTGAAGGAATTCGTTGGACTTACTACGCAATCCTTGGGTTTGGAATCTTTCTGTTGCTCGTTCTTGTTTTGGTTGTAGCGGCAATTCTGGCCTTGAGGCGCAACGGGCTTCCAGTTGTTAGTAGCCTTTTGGGAGGAAGAATCGTATGAATCCAATATTAGATTTTTTGAAATCCGCTTCATTTAAAATACAAAAACATTTTCTTGATTTCGACGCGATCCAGAAAACACAACACTACTGGAACGATTCGACTCTATCGAAAGCAAAAACGAATCGGATCGGTTCGGAAGCAAGTCTTCCAACATTTCCTCCAGTTTTCGGTCCGGTCTTTGTATGCCCAGTCGATGAACCACACATAACGTCTCCGTTTGGTTGGAGAATTCTGAGTATAAACGGAAAACCTTCGAGACAGTTCCATTTGGGGATCGATTTAGGAGGCGAAAGGAAAATCAAAATTCCTGAAGACTGTATTATTAAAACAGTTCTCAAGAAAGACGAAAAGTATCCGGTTCGATTTCGTTATGATTACGAATCCGGAACCTGGATGGATTTGATTTCTAAAAATAAGATTCCTAAAGGTAGAGCTTGGACTCCATACATAATCGCTGTTGGAATCCATACCAGAAATCAATACAAATTCAAACATGTCGATTCCATCGTTTCCGAGGGACAAAACGTAAAGGCCGGAATGATCATCGGAAGATCTGGAAATCTCGGTTATTCCATGGGACCACATTTACATTTTGAAGTTTGGCCTTGGAATAAAAAGGAACAGTCCTGGCCCAAACCGATGGACCCGGCGAAGTTTTTAAAATCCAAAAATCTAATATAAGGAGAGTATAATTATGGAAATTTTAACTCAGGCTATCATTGGATTATTCATTCCGCTCTACGTGGCTCTCGTATTGTTTTTGAGCCAGTGGGCGTTTCGTTTTTTCAACTCCGAATTTGTCCGCCGTGATAAAGCTCGGTTTGTTCTGATTCTTGCAACTGTGATAGCGCTCGTGTTCGAACTTGTAAGATTTGCATCTGGGGATTCCATTCCCGAACTCGGATACTATGCAGTGATTCTGCTTCTTAACTTTTGTTTCACGACAACGTTTTACGAAATTCTGATGAAGCGAGTATTCGCGGCAATCAATTACGCTCACGACACTCCGGTTGCATCGGAAGAACAACCAGATTAATCGTAAGAAAATAGAAATGAGCACAGAACCAGCTATAAGAGAACGCGCTTTTTTCCTCTATGCTATTTCCGGCTCTGGGTCTTCTAAAAATAGCGTAGCGAAACAAATCCGTTCTGAATATGGAACGAAGACTACCGCAAAAACTATCGATGAATGGTCGAAGGAAAAAGACAGGGATGGTTTAACATGGGATGATAAACGGAACCGTCTCGTCGCGAGGGCAGAAAAACAAGTAGAGGCCATCGTTGAAAATCGAATGGTAGAAATTCAAAAAAGAACTAAGACGATTGCAGACTTGTTGTATAAGAAAATTACGGAAGAGACTCCGAAACTTACGAGTCTTGATAACGCTATCTATGCTTATAAAGCAATCTCAGAACTTGAATTGACGTTGCCGCAAAAATATGGAGCACAACTGAATCCAAGTGAGATAATTGGAATCGTTTTAAAAATCTTTAAACGATGTGAACCAGTTGGAAGAGCAATCAGCGACCACTGGGAAAAGAATTTGGCTCTCGAAATTCATCAAGAAATCGAAGCATTTAAACTTTCTAAAGTAAATCAGGTTCCATGATGTCTTCGGGTTTAGAAATATTAGAGTCGATTCATGAACTTGGAACAAAAGAGTTTTCCAAAGTTAAGAAGAAAGATCGCAATTTATACGGAAAAAAGTATGGCAAAGAATCCTTAGCAGCTTTCGCACGCTTTATTGATCCAAAATTCGAAGACCCTCTCCACATAAAATCGATCATTCACCTTCTCGAAAAAATGGAGAAAGGGGAAGTCACGAGAAGCATTATTAACATGCCACCACGAAGGGGCAAAAGTCAGATTTGCACTCGAATCTTCCCTGCTTGGTTTATCGGTAGGCATCCAGATAAAAACGTAATATTACTTTCCTATTCAGATGAGAAAGCCGCGCGTTTTGGTCGTTGGGTTCGAGACTGTGTAGAATCAGAACAATTTTCTCAAATATTTCCAAAAGTAAAAGTTCGTCCTGACATGAGAGCGGCTGCTGAATGGGAAACGACATCTGGCGGACTCGTCTTGAGTGCAGGACTCAAGGGAGGATTCAACGGAGACGGCGCAGATTTGTTAGTTGTCGATGATCCGTATAAGAATCGAGAGGAAGCGACATCGGAGGTAATCTCTGAAAAAATCATCGAGAATTTTATGTCTGTTGGAGAAACGCGTCTTTCTCCTAACGGGATTATCTTGATTCCTCATACTCGTTGGTTGCGCAATGACCTTACCGGAAGATTAACCGGAGAAGATAAGGAGTCCGAAATTGAAGCTGTTTGAGCCTGAGATAAAAGGTGAATGGCATGTTCTCCGTCTTCCTGCAATTTTAGAAGACGGGACTTCTCTTTGGCCTGAAAGATTTAAAATTGAGAATGTTTTGAAACTGAGGTCTCGGATTGGAGAAACCCGATTCAGTGCTCTTTATCAACAAATTCCAATGGATGTTGCCGAAAGAATTTTCAGTGACCCGAAATATGAAGAAACTCCAAATGATGTAAAGATATTTGCGTTTTGGGACCCGGCGTTTCGTGAAGCGAATAGGAAAAAAGACTTCAATGCATTTTCTGCGGGTGGACCGAACGGAGAGAAGTTCTATGTTTGCGCTGGTGAAATATGGCGTGCAGGACTTTTAGAATCTTACGATCGAGTTGAGAAGCTTTGTAAACAACATAACGTAACTCGCCTTTTCATAGAAAACAACAAAGGGGAAACAGCATTAGAAATAGAAATGAATAGGCGAAACATTTCCAGTAAGGGAATTATGAGTTCCGGTTCGAAAGAGTTTAGAATTCAACAATACGTCCGAATGAACTGGGATAAAATTCGATTTTCTCGTTTTGTCTCTACGAAGTATATCAAGCAGATTTTAGAATATTCGGAAATCATAGAACGCCACGACGACGCCCCGGATTCGTTGGCTGGTCTCATCAAAGAAACAAAATTCGGCCCCCAGGCGGAAGGAATGAAAAATCGGATCGGATTTTTTGAAATGCTCCTAAACGAAGGAAGGTGGTAATGGCTCGTAAGCGTCGCAATTATTATAAGAACTTAGGAATCGATACATCCGTCCGCGTTGCAAAATTGGACGCATCTGAATCCGTTGCCCGACTCGATACCCTGATGCACATGGCATCCGGTAAAGGCATTACAGGAAGAGATAAACTACGAGGTGTTGCACCAAATCCCGAACGGATTTTTCCAGTGACTGCACGCGCGCTTTACGAATCAAACGGTTTCCTCGCCAACATAGTTGATTCCGTCTCGGAAGATGCAACCCGCGCATGGATCGAAATCGAAACAAATCGAGATAAGGATGATCCGGACTCAGGTATCAAAGGCCTAAACATATCCAGAATTTTGATGAATGAAATGGAGGAGTTCAAGCTTCAGGAAAAAATTACAGAACATATTCAAGGCTCTCGGATGAATCACGGTGGCTCTCTGCTTTTTTGGGGAATTAAATCGGATATTCCACAGACCGATTTCATGCTTCGTCAACCAATGCCCGAAACGATTCGGAATCTCGAATTCATAAACATAATCGATGCGAGTCGCTTTTCCGTCAGGAGAAAAACGAGCGATCCGCTTTCTAAGTTCTATAACGAGCCGATTTGTTCTGTATCTGGCGTAGAGTTAGATTCTTCCCGGTCACACTGGTTGGTCAATAGCTGGAACTGGGATTCTCAGAGGGGCATTTCCTTAGTAGAAAAAGTCTACGATGGGATTGTTGCAATCGATACGGCCCTTTGGTCGACGACTTCCATGATTTTTGAGATGGCCGTAAAGGTTCTTACAACGGACAAATTGGACTCTGCTTCTCCCGAAAAAACGATGGAGTTTCTTCGGCTGTTACGACATACGCTTTCCACTCAGTCCACTGCAATGCTCGGAAAAGACGAGACTCTTACTCGTCTTGGAAACTCGGGGATTTCTGATTCACAACTCGAAACTCTGTTTTCATTCATTTTTAAAGTCTTGTCAGGTCTCTCAAAAATACCTATTTCGAAAATTTTAGGGCGAACACAATCCGTAATCAATATTGGGAATAGTGATCCATCGGACGACGTAAGTTATTTCGAGGATGTTTCTCGCTTTCAGGAACTCAAAGTCCGTCCCATCATAGACCAATTTATCAAATTACGAATCCGATCGACTGAGGGACAGATTTACAGACTTCTAAATGGCGATTTCGCATCTCTCGACTGGAAGTTTAAATTTAAAACGTTGTGTAAATCTTCCCCTGCATCCGAAGCCGATACAAACCTCAAGAACGCTCAAGCGGATCAAATCTATGTAACAATCGGTTCCCTTTCACCTGGGGAGGTTAAGCAAAAGAGATTTCCTGAAATGGAAAATTTCGATTACTCTCGAGATGATAGCGGCCACTTAGATTTTAGCGAACCGGGTCTTTCAAACCCTGAAGAATTTAATCGTCCTGTTTAACAGTAATTTTGAATGTTCCAAGAATCGAATATAAGGCCATTTTCCGGGGTTTTTGGACTTTGGGGGTATCTTTGGCCAACTTGCGGTTTGCTGAACAATGCTGAACAAGTCCTATTTAAAAATAACAACCTGCCTTTTGCCGTCGTAAACCCATTTTTCCATCCTGCACTGAAAAAGGGGAAAAAACCGTGTATCCGCTAAGTTTAGAACTACAATATTCCAAACTTTGGAGAGATGAGGTTTCCCGTTTTGCCAAACAGGTAAACTCTGTAATCCTCAACGGTGTTCAAACCTATTCTAAAGAGGCACGTGCGGATGGCTATTTCTTTGAGCCTGTTGTTCGGTTGGATGTTTCCGATCTCCGAGTCTTGCTCAACCAACTCAAAAATCAATATGGGGATTTCGCTCCTCGAAAAGAATTCGAATCCCAGATCAAACAAAACGTTCAAATGATCGATGCGTGGTCTCGGGACAAAACGAATTCGTTCATTAACAAACAATATGAAAGTATGAACTTCCCGCCTCGCGCTGGGGTTGTAGGAGGTGATCGATCGTTGTTTCGCGTTCCTGGAATTCCAGTCTCTCAAAAAGAGTCCGGCGAAATTTGGGACCGAGTTAACAAGATGATAAAGGAACAATCGAGTCTTGCGTCCAACGCTTTCCGAGACCACTTCGAAGCTGTTCAGAAAATCGTAACCGATGGACTTACCAAAAGATTGAAGTATCAGGACATTGCTACCCAAATCCAAAACGCAACTGGAGTTTCCGAACGTCGTGCGGAGTTTTGGGCGAAAGACCAAACCGGAAAATTTTTCAGCCAACAAAACAAACTCAGGCAAACAAATGCCGGATTTCCCGGCTTCGTTTGGAGAACTCAAAAAGACTCTAAGGTTCGAGATTCTCATTCACATGTCGCAGATAAATTTTACAAGTGGGGAGAACTTCCCTTTGTTAATCGCAAAGGTGGGCTGCCTGCTCGACTGGCTCCCGGTGACGATTATCGTTGTCGGTGCTGGGCAGAACCTTCATGGGGACCACAGGGATCTAAAAAGAATAATCCGAAGCCTTCTGGTTCTTCCCCCAAAATTATACTTCCCCCACGTCCTCAAACTCAATCAATCGTTCCGATTTTACATTCAGTAAATCTGAATCTTCCCGATCCGACAGTTCACGCCAACATTCAAAAAACGATTTCCGATCTGGATTCCATTTTGAAATTTCCAAAGGATCGAACCAACATCGGAGTCCATTATCTCGCCGGATCTAATTTAAAGAAAAACATCGCGGGCCTTTTTAATCCGAATACGAATCGAATTGAAATCAACAGCGGATTGAAATTTAAAGACACATACCAATCGACTTTTGTTCACGAGTTCGCGCATGCAATGGACTATCGTTGGTTGGGTAAGGATGGACGATATGAAAGTCATTCCGGGCCTGATTTCGCGGAGTTTAAAAACGTAGTTCAAAAAACGGAGTTGTATAAGCGACTACAACAAATCGGTAGAGAGGGGCGAACAAAAGTTCCCGGCCTCGATGTTCCTGTTGCATTGAGCAGAACTCAAAAAAGCTTGATTCCTTATTTTCTTACGACGGAGGAGCTCTTTGCGAGAGCGACGGAGATTTGGACAGCAGAAAGAACCGGTTCTAAAAATCTCCTTGCTCAAATTCAAAAAAAGAATAGTATGAATTTCGTAAATCATTACTGGGATGAAGACGACTTCAAACCTGTCTTATCGGTTCTTGATAAGATATTTAAAACGATGGGTTACTTGAAATGAAACGAGTTTCAGATATACTTCCAACTTTAACACCGGATAAGGTCGCTGAACTTTATGGAAAACTGGGCGACCCCAGTGCACAAAGAAACGAAGTGGTCGCAGCAATTATGAAAGTTAAAAACGTTTCCGAAGACGAAGCCCAAAACATTTTTGATTTCAATCTCTCAATGGTATCTCAGATGGAATCGGATCTCGATTCTCGTAAGTAGTTTCCATCTCTAAAAAATCTTCCTCACCTCCACTAAAAACGTCGGAAATTGCGGTCTCTTGTGTGACCTTGCGACCTTGTTTCTCTGGTAGGTTTACGTTATTATTCAATGCGTGAAACCGGAAAACGGAATTCGTTACGATTCTGCAACTGTCGAGCTGGAAGGACTTATAGAGGATGAAGCCGTTCTTCGGTGCCCTCTCGTCCTCGCTCGTGTCGGTGTATTCCCTTATACTCACTCTGATGGAAGAATTGTTCGAGAGGCAAAATTACCGGAAGAACTTTTCTCTCCGGAAACTCTCGCGTCTATACCGGGGAGACCCATTACTAAAAATCATCCTCCTATTTCAGACAACGACGGGCTGATCAACGATACGAACTATTCGTTATATGCGAAAGGCTCTCTTGGTGACTCTGTAAAAGTGAAGGGCGACGGAATTTGGGTCAATGAAACTATCTGGGACGCAAAATTAAAAGATTCGTTAAAACGACGTGATAAGGTGCAAATATCGTCGGGCTTTCGTTCGAAACTCGATTGGACGCCAGGCACCTTCAGGGGACAACAATACGATGTAGTTCAGAGAGATATTCGTTTTAACCACGCCGCTCATGTTGACAAAGGCCGCGCGGGTGATTCCGTTCGCGTCTACCTCGACCATGCCGATTTTCCGGAAGATATAAACTTTGCCGTCATTGCGACGGATGAAAATCAAACAGGAGAAAATATGTCTGAAAAACGAGACCTGATAAAAGAATTTCGTAATTTTCTAAAGAACTTAGGAGTCGCTCGAAATGATTCCGAGCCTTCTACGGCAACAACTGAACCCGCACCGGAACCTATCGATAAAGGTAAGCAATCGCCTTCACAGGAACAAGAGCAAAATAAGACAAAAGATGATCTTATCAAATCTCTAACAGCACAAGTTGCAACTTTAACCGATGCCCTTGCGGAAATGAAAAAACTTCTGGCTTCCGCAATGGCACCAGCAACTCAGGACTCGATTGCTCAGAGCCGGATAAAGTTGATCGAGACTGTTAAGTCGATCAAGCCGGACGCGACGACGGACGGGGTTTCTGCAAGAGATCTAAAGACGCTGGTCATCAAAGAAACGTTACCTTCTGCAAAGCTTGATTCAATCGACGATCAGGAATTGGACATTCGCTATGAATCTGCCGTAGAGCTTGCTCGCGAAAAAGCGTCTGTTCGAGGCGGTTCGAATAACCAGGAACAACAAAAACCAACTCCAAGGCAAGATGCTGATGATTTGAAGAAAATTCAGGAAGCACGGCTGAAAATGAACAAAAGAGGAGATAAGTAACATGAATCTGAAAATTTTGTTAAGTTTTCTAACCTTGTTTTACATTGTGATTTTCGGGATTTCATATTTCGAAGTAATTCCGTCCGAATTCCTACAAGTATTTTTCCCAATCGGTGCATTATTCGCTCTCATTGGAGCTCCGGTTCCTGAAGGCGGATTGTATAACGAACAACCCGGACTATTGGGAACCTCCTCCAGAGATTCGAAAGACGAGCGTAAGCGAGGAAGCGTTGTTTCAATCGGCAAATTACCTTTTGGTTCCGCAGTGATGCTCGTCTCTGGCGGAGAAGGTATTTCTGTTATAGGTGCTGACGCGGTTCAAGTCTCTTCCAATTTGCGATTTGATGGGGTGACATCCTATTCTAATGCCGCAGGAGACCTGAAAAATCTTTCTTACGACGACGGTGAACTTTGCACCTTCTTTGATAAAGGATACGTTTGGGTTCCTTGCGAGGAAGCAACTACGGAATTCGATACGGTTCGTATTCGAGTTGTTCAAGAAGGCACAAATGTCGTCGGGTCGTTTCGTAGAACCGCTATCCCTGGAAAGACTGCCGTTATCACAGGGGTTAAGTTTGCATCAAACCAAAATGTCGGAATAGCGGAACTGAACCTCGTGTCAGGTTTCACAATCACATTGGATAACTAAGGAGATTATCGATGCCTGAAGCAATATTTAGAAAAGAAGACTCAGAACACATTAAGACAGAACTCTTGACTCCAAGAAAAAACGAACTTGTAGCAAGAAATGTTTTCAACGTGAATTCAGATACGCCAACCTACTCACATGCCTATTCGGCTGAAGGTGTAGAGGATACCGGTTCAGCAAGGATCAGGGAATCCGGTTCGGATTCAGACGGTTTGCCCTTAGTTGGAGAAAAAGCCACAAAGGAAACTGACAAGTTGTTGGTTATCGAGGCCGGCTTTCGGATCACACAGGATGATTTAGACGCGGCGGAAGCGCGTAGGCAATCCGGCAAAGGTAGCGAATACCCAGTGTCCGAAAAACGACTCAACGGAACGAGACGTTATATTGCCGAGAAGGAAAATCGGGTTATTTTTCACGGCTGGAGTCTGGCTGGTAAGAAAATTAAAAGCGGTCTTTTTAACTGGCCTGGAATTCAGGAAGATCAGATTTCTGAAGTAGAAAATGGCAAGACTGGAGTTTCTAAACGCATCTGGAAATATAAGACTCCAGAGCAGATCCTTGCAGACATCGTTGATGCTAAGGCGGAGTTGGAAGGAAGTGGTAAATTCTCAGCAGCAGGAATCCTGATCGATGATGAAGATTATCTTCGTCTACTCATGCCGGTTTCTAGTAGCTCAAACGTAACAACGCTGCAGTGGCTTCTTCAGAATAAAGAACTCTTTTTTCCGCGTGGTTTTATTCGAACGAAGGATTTGTCCTACAACATCCTGAACAAAAAAATCGGGAACGACTCCGTCGGTGGATTTTGCGTTTTCGACGATGCTTCCGATGTTGCGGAAATCATCATCGCAAGAGACTTGGAAGTGGCAGAAGAACCGTTCAGTTCTTACGCCGGACAAATGAAAGTAAGGGCCTATGAAAAGATCGGCGGAATTCACGTTTACCAATCCAAAGGTATCGTGATGCGCTATGGAACTCATACGGTTAAAACCGTATAAGGATCGTCAACCATGCCAAGAGCAAGTATAGCACAGCTTAGAGCGTATGTCGGAGATCCAATCGCGGACTTAACAGATTCAGAACTCCAGTTGTTTCTTGATGATGCTGTCGCAAGCGTCATTGGTAACACTACGCTTTCTGAATCTCACCCGCGATTCAATGAGCTTCAACGTGCCCGAGCGGCTTACTTGCTCTTCAATGCAAATCGTATGAAGAACGAAGTGATGGCAGAATCGGCGGACGGAATTTCTCGTAACTACGATACGAATATTTCACCGGGTATGCAAGTATCTTGGCTGGATCTATATAACCAAAAACGAACTGAAATCCTTGGATTCAGGGGACGAATCGGATAATGCCAGCGATAATTGAAGATAATACGAATCTGGATCAACTCATTAAGGATTTGGAATATATAGAATCGGCAACGATCACAGTCGGCCTTGTAGGTTCCGTTGATAGTGATTTATTGAAGAGTGCCGGGGCCAATGAATTTGGCGCAGTGATCAGGCCAAAGAATTCAAAATGGCTGACGATTCCTTTACTTCCGGAACTTCGCGGAAAGAGTCCTCGGAGTATCTCAGGTCTTAAATTCATTCCTCCGAAAAAAGGAAAATCATCGGCAATGCTCGCAAAGTCGGAAGGTGGTCATTTGGTCCCTCTCTTCATTCTTACTAAAAAGGTCGTTATCCCGGAAAGATCCTGGCTACGCGGAACCTTTGATTTGCAATCCTTCCAAGACGCTGTGATGGCAGAATTTGAAAAAGGAATTCAAGATTTCTTAAATGCGGAAATTGAGGCAATACAGGTTTTGCATCGAGTCGGGCTTAGAGCCGTTTCCGAAATCAAAAACCGAATTGTAAATAATGATCCTCCGTTCAAAGACCTTTCTGGATTGACTACAAATTTAAAAGGAAACGCAAAACCTTTGCGAGATCAATTAAGATTATTTAATGCGATCAACTACGCAATAGATGGGAAGGTGGCTACATGAGTCTTACGGGTGTTTCCGAATCTCTTAAACCGTTCATACGGCCGGTTGTGTATTACAAGAAGATGAAAACGAAGAACGCAAAGGGAGAAGTCATCACTACATACGAAAGCGGAGTTCCTTTGGATTTACCAGTGACCACTGTGAGCACAAGACTACTGATTGCGATGTCGGAAGGATCATATACATCGGAAGATAGAAACTTCTATCAGCTTGGGAACGCTCTTCCAATTGATTACGAGGATAAGTTCGAGTTCAACGGAGTAAAATACCTCGTCACGATGATTAAGGATATGACGTTTGAAGCTGGATACATTCGTTACGTCTGCAAAAAGGAGATTCGTAAATTATGAAATACGAATATATACGATCCGTGATGGATAAACTTCAGGCAGTCTTGGAAGTATCCTATCCCGGAATCAAAATTGAGTTAGGTGATCAGAATGTCGATACGCCTGAGTATCCTTTCGGCTCATATAAGATTCTTGTTTTAAATCAAGATCCGACAAAGTCCGCGTCTTCCTGGATAGAAGCAACGAGCGCGGAAGACTTCAAACAGGCCTTTCGGAAAAATCAAACGGCATCGATCAGTCTCGCATTCCTGCACAACTCATCGATTTCTACATGTTGGGATTTGTGCCAGATGGCTGTTGATTGGTTTGATTCGATTCAAGGGATGACAGAATGCGAAAAGTTTGGAATTACTCCGCAACTCATAACCGGAGATGTCCAAGACAGAACCACCGTTTTGGAATCAACGCAATACGAATACAAGGCGGGATTTGACGTTATGTTCAGATCCAGGAAGTTCAACGAAACACAGGGCAAAACAACCGCAAGCGCGCCTTCGGTTGAATTTCAGGAGGAAGCATGAGCGCACAGACCATTTCCAAAATCGATCCGATTTCAATCAATATTTTTCTTAGAAACACCCCCGTTTCTCAAATGGGATTCGGACTACCGATGATTTTGGGGATCAAAGCACCTATCTATTTTCTTCAAATCGGAACCGCTACGAGTGGGCTCGTTTGGAAATCCGCAACGTCGGGCGTTGTTTTTATCCAAGTAAAATACGTCATCAACGGAAACAATACGGCTCTCAGCGTAGTTCGCTCCGGAACCGGAACGGAAAACGATCCGTATACAATTACGGTCAACGTCGCAACGAACGGAAGCGGAATCGCAACCTCTACCGCCCATCAAATCAAACTCGCGGCGGAAGCAGTCTCCAACGTGGCAGGTGCGACAAAGATCGTAGACGTTGTAGAAGTTGCCAATACCGGAAGCGGTGTTGTTTCAGCGTTTGCTCAAGCACCTCTCTATTATGAAAGATACATGGAAATCACTTCCGCGGATGATCTTTTGGGACTCGGCTTTCTTTCTACGGATAAGGAATACATCCAAGCGACGCAGGTCTTTCGACAAACGCCAAGGCCAAAGACAGTCGCTGTTTTACTTTTGACTACATGGGCGAATGCGGCGACTGAGATCGCAGCTCTCAGAAACTCAGGACAAGACGCTTGGTTTAAAACCATTGCGACTACGCATAACAAAAATGAAATATACACGTTAGGGGACTATCTCGCCTCCATCGAGAAAATGTTCTTTGCTTGCACAGATGATTTGACCGCACTCGTGGGAAGAAATTCGATTTGGGAATATTTGATGATTCACAAGAATCCTGATTCTTTCCCGGAGGCCGCATGGGTTGGAAATACAGCTCCTCGAAGGGTTGGATCGTATAACTACGCATATTTGCCGTTGGATGGCGTGGAGAATTCCGGATACACGAACTCTCAAGCGAGTTCTATCCTTTCCGACAAGGGAAATCTGATCGTTGATTTCGGAGGAAGGCAAGTTCCCTATCCAGGAATTTCGACCGCTCAGGTTTATGCAGATGTGGTAGAAAATCGAGTTTGGTTGAAAGCACGACTCCGAGAGAACATCACAAGTCTCTTCCTAAACTCCGACGTAGTTCCTTACACGATTCAAGGAATTCAAATGATTGAAGCACGGATGCGAGAGGTTTTCGTTCAAGCCGGTGTTCAAGGAATCATCGCGCCTGTCGAAACGGATGCGGACAAAGCGCGCTCCGATTTAGGAGACTATCAATACAAAATCAACTTACCCGAAACGATCGATGAGATTCCGACGAACGATCGGAACAATCGTATTTTGCCTAACGTCACTTTTTCGTGTCGTTTGAGAGGAGCAATTAACGAAGTCGATATTGACGGTGAACTTACCTAAAAGGAGCAATCGAATGAATGGAATTTGGGACCCAAAGAAACTAAACGTAAACTGTAACGGACGTGAAGTTTCCGGAATGAGCCAAGCGGATGGCTTCTTTAAAATCGAACCCGTAACCAAAGAATACATCCTATCTCAAGTTGGCATCAAGGGCGATTGGAATATCTCAGAGGTGTATGACGGACGGGCCAAACTCACGATCGTCCTCATGGGAGATTCACCTGAGAATGAGTTCTTTTTCGCAATGGGAGAAGGAAGACTTCCATGTGTGTTTACGATGAAAGACCGATCCGATGGCGGTATGCTCGGCTTCTCCGCACAAGGGAGAGTTTGGGAAAGACCTACAATCGAACGCGGAAAGGAGTATAAGGATCGGACTTGGGTTTTTCTTCTTCCGGATTATAAAGGAGTTTTAACAGCATGAACAACGAACGAGACCCCATAGCAAAACGAAACGTAGCGGAATATACAGGTCAGACGGTTCAACGAAAATCCGAATCCAAAACAGAATCGATTCCGTCTGACGACCCAATTCTTGTTGAAATCGACGACGATGCGAAAGTCGCAACGATTCAATTCGTTGACGGACATAGTTACAAACTTCAGCATCCTGGAAATCGAAAAGCCCTTCGTTGGAGACAAGAATCGATATCCTTAACGGACGGTTTGAATCAAGACAAACTTCTGGATAAGTTCTTTAAGTTTTGTGTAAAACCAGTCTCACACAATTTTGAACCTACGTTAGACAACATCGAACCGAATCATGTGGAGGTGTGGCTAAGAATGGCTAACCGATTTCTTAAGTGGGAGTTGGAATAACCGGTTCCCAAATTTTGAAGAGGTCCCTTCGATCGAAGAATGGTTAAAATGGATAGACGAAGAAGTCGATCGGGAATTACAAATCTGGAAACCGTTTATTTTGGGAGCAGCACAGTTTAGCCAAAGCGAGATCGAAGACGCACCTACAATTCTATATGCGAAGATCATGGAGGTTGTGGATCGAAGGAAAAAACGAGAAGCGGAAGAGAAGACAGAGGAATTGAAGTTTTTGGCGAAGTTGATCAGAGGAGCCTGATCTTAATCGTATTAGAAAATTCGAATGTATAAAGGAAAAGTAAGAATAAATGGCAGTCAGAGAACTCAAGATAGCTCTTAAAACAAACCAAGGTGATGCTACAGACGCCCTGAAAGAGTATAAGGAAGAATTGAATACTGTAAAAAAACAATTCTCTGATCTGGGTGGTTCTCTCGATTTGTTCACGGATTCCCAGGCCGCCGCTTTTAAAGAGTTCGGTGAATCCATTGGAGACAGCCTTGCCGGAAAAGCTGATCCCGCAATTTCCGAACTCGCCAAAAAGTTTAAAACTACAGAATCAAACATAGAGCGTTTGATTTCAAAATCCCGTGAAGATTTAAAACTGGATTCGGAACTGATCGCAACCGCAAAAGCTGCAGGACTCACAGACAAAGAACTCGAAAAGCTTAATCAGGAAATGTCTGATACGGCGAATAGTGCGGGTTCCCTCTCCGGAATGCTCAAGCAAGTTGCGGCAATCGGAATCGCTTTCGCCGTTGGATCATTTGCTACAGCATCGATCGAAGCGGCTACTGCATTAGAAAAACAAAATGGAATTCTTCAGACTCTTTCTGGCACTCAATATCCAAAGCTACAATCTGCGATCACACAAACGATTCAGAATTCAAAAGGTCTGGCCTCGGAAGGGGGTCTTTCGCAAGTTGCGAATGACGCGATGAAAGCGGGGATGTCCGTTGATTTCATTTCCAAGAATCTTTCCGGGCTCTCGCAAGTTGCGGAAGTAGCTGGCAATGAACTTTCCGCTTCAATGAATGAAGCCTATCAATCTATTCAAACCGGCTCCGATGATTTTCTGAAAAAGAATGGTGTGCTTTTCTCTTCATATACCAAAGAGTTTAATCAGATCAACAACTCTGCAATGACTGAAGTCTCGAAACGTCTTGCCAGAGAAAGGCTGATCTCTACCGCACTCAAAGAAAATTCTGCGCTTCAAGATGCGTATGGATCACATCTAAAATCAGCCTCGGCAATCTTTCAAGCCTACAATCAAAGGATGGGAGACCTGAAGGCATTGTTTGGAAAAGTCCTTCTTGAAGGAATGAAGCCGTTTCTGTCTACGTTCGTTAGTATATTAGAATATTTTACTGTTGGAGAGGACGCACTCAATCGAGTAAAAGGAGCGTTGGTCATATTTGGTTCGGTGTTTACCGGAGTTTTGGTAGCCATTGCCGCGAAGATGGTTGTTGCAGCTTCCGCAACTGCCGGCGGAATGATTCCTGCACTGTATGGAATGGCAGTGGCTGGTTGGGCGGCTATTGCCCCTTGGCTTCCTTTTATAGCAATCGGCGCGGCTGTCGCGGCAACTATCGCCGCAATCGTTTTGATTGTAGACGACCTTCTTGTTTGGATGGATGGAGGCGAATCGATCATAGGGGATTTTCTCGGTCCATTCAAAGATTTTGATATTAAAAAAATATTTGGACAAGCATTTGATTATTTAATCAACCTCGCCAAAAAATACGGAAAGTTTTTGATCATGGCTCTCTTTCCGGTTAGCACTTTGTATTTTTATTTTGATGAAATCGTTGAGTGGTTTAAATCACTTCCCGAAATTATCGAAAACCTATTCAAAGGCATCGGCCCGAAAATCAAAGAAGCATTTTCTGGAATCTTACCTTCCGGGATCTTCAATTTTGGAGCACCTGGAAAAGCGGATAACGCGACAAGTGTTCAAGATGCAATCATTACAAAATCCGGAAAGGTGATTCACACACATCCGGACGACAACTTGGTTGCAGTAAAGGACTTAGGATCACTTGGAAGATCCAAATCTTCCGGAGGAATCTCGGTCAATATTGCAAATGTTACGTTAGGAGCGGGTTCACCACAGGAAAACGCTACGATCTTTGCAAAGTTTTTAGAGAGAGAGCTGGAAAAAATCGCAATCAAACTCGGTCTTTCCGCTGGACTCTCTCCGGAGGCGTTATAATGGAAAGCCCCTTAGCCCGAACTACAATCGCATTAACAGACGGCGACGATGAAATCGAACTCAATGTGTCTCTTGAGATACAACATTCGTATCCCGCCGAGATAACCGGACACCCGATCGAAAAAGAGAAAGGAAAGACCTCAGTCACGGATCACGTAATTCCAGGTCAAAGAGGAATCTCACTCAGTGCGATCCTTTCAAATTCTATCGCAATATTTTCTTTCCGTCGAGTGACTGTAGACGAAAAATTAGAAACGCTCATTCGTTGGCAAACGGAGGGAACGTTTCTAACAATGCTTGGTTATACAACCGGCGGGATTTTCACTAAAATCCTATCGATGCTTCCGTCTTTTTTTCGATACGTTCCGCCGGATGATCCAGACAAGCGATACTTAGGCAGATCTATCGATGAAATTCCAAATCTCTTAATCGGAGATATTACGTTTTCTGAATCTAAAGATATTGGAAATGATATTAGTATAACCTTATCGATTTATCCGGTCCAAATTGTAGAGGCAAAGACCAGGAATTTGAATGCTGTGAAATCAGGAGGGAAACAGCCGATCAAAGAAGTGAACGTAGACCCAAGTAAAAGAATCCTGCTAAAACAAAAGCCATTGTTAAATCATTCTTTTAAGGTTAAATCTTAATATGCCAACGTTTAAATACTTACAATTCAAACCAAACTCTTTTCCAATTCGAAATCAATGTGAAATTGAAGGAAAGGATTATGAGTTTGAGTTCAACTACAATTCAGTTGGTGATTTTATTACGGTTCTTGTAAGAGACTCGGAAGGTAATATTCTATTTTCAACAAAGCTTGTCTACGGAATTTCCTTGAATCACTTTGTAGTGGATGGGTTTCCAAACAATGTCAAACTCATCCCTTTAGATCTGGATGATCTGTATCGAGATGAGTTTGTGGAAATCTCTGTCAACAGAGACACGCTCGGATCTACGGTTCAAATTTATATCATTGAGAAAACGGTATGATCGGAAATCCGAAACTTTACGGCCGTGTTGTTTCTTTGGAAATTCTTCCGAAGACAGGTCTCGGAAAAGAGTTCACCTATCCTCCGTTTGACATCGAATTCGAGTCTGATTTAGAGAAGCTGAATATAACGAAAGTTTTAATCTATAATGTCAACGACGACACGATGGAAATGATAGGAGCAAAAGCCAGGGGAAAAGAATTCCTATATCCCACTGCGATGTTAAGCGCAGGGTATAAAGATGAAAACGGTTTGGTCGTGAGCGGGGAAGTTATTCTTCCCAAAATGAAACAGGAGGGGCCGAATAAGATTTTAGAATTCACTATCTCATCAAATGCCGGTTCCTGGAATAGTTTCTATATTATGAAAACGTATAGTAACCTTCCTGCACAAACTGTCATACTCGATATTCTAACTCAAGGCAACATCAAACCTGGATCTATAACATTAGGAGAAGATAAAGTAATCAATTTTAGCGCAACAAAGTCTTTAGGAGAATGCGTTAAAAGTTTCTGTGAGCTAACAAAATCTCAATACTGGATGCAAGACGGACTTTTACACATCTCCCCGCTCGATCCTCCTTCTAAACCAAGCACGATCTTCTTAGACAATCTTCCGGGCTTATTGGAGTTCCTGAGAAAAATCAAAAAACCTGGAAGGTTACAAGCCTTTTCCGTCACAAGCTCAAATTAAATCAGGTGATTGCAGTCAAAGGCGGAAGTTTAGATGGAGAATGTAGAATCGTAAAAGGAAAACATCGCTTCTCTACATTCCAACCTACGAACTATACCGAACTTGAGGTCCTTCCGTTATGATCACTCTGGACGACGTGATTCTCAAAGCGATCAAAAAGCAACTCGCAAACGTTCAGGTTGGACTTCCTGGAACGATCGAATCGTTTAATCCTTCGTTGATGACGGCTAACGTAAAACTTCTTTTTAAACAGATCAATGGACAAGGGGAAGAGATCGACTTTCCGGTTCTCTCGAATATTAGAGTCGGAACTCTTTGGGCGGGTGATTTCTTTATCAAGCCAGACTACAAACGTGGGGATAAAGTTTGGGTTTCGTTCTCGACGCATGATACGTCAGACGCAATTCGTGGAATCTCAACAGTAGCTTCTGAGTCTTTATTCGATCTTCAAAGCGCCTGTGTGCAATCCGGATTCAAAGGAGATCTTGACGCTCCGGCATTCACAGCAAATCTTCCAGGATTACTAATCGGACACAAACAAGGTCAATCTTTAATTCAATTGGATGACGATACGATCAAAATTCGAGGTGGGCTTATCGATCTTTCAGAGTCAGCCGTATTGGGTGAAACTCTATCACAATTTCTTAAAATGATTCTGGATGTCTTTATAAACAACGCGTCTGCATTTACAACGAATACGGTTCCTGGTTCTCCGGCGGGCCTATCGCCTGTGATCGTTGCAGCATTGACCGCGCGTAAAGCGGAAGTCGATCAGATTATTTCTCACAAGGTGAAGATCGGATGAAGGGCTTGATGGTTGAGAACAACGACATCGTTCGCATCAACGGAAAGCTGGTTGTAATCGAAGGTTTGGAATACTATTCACAACGTATCAGGCATTCAATACGACTGTGCCTCGGAGAATCTGTTTACGAACCATTGAAGGGCGTCGACTGGAATACAATTTTCTCAAAAAAAGTTCCAAAGGATAGAGTCCTCTTCGAAATACAAAAAATTTTACAAAGGGATCCTGAAACCGTTTCAGTTGAAAACATCGAAATCGTAGAAGAGCCAAGTGATAGCAGGAATCTGAATATTCATTTTTCTGCAATTACAGTTTACGGCTTAGTTACGGGAGCAGTATAATGTCCGGAGTTACTTCACAGGGATTCATACGCAAAACGAGGGACGAAATCATCTCCGATCTGGAAGCTAAGTATCGGACTGGGCTTGGATCTGACATCGACCTCTCAATTTTAAGCGAGGACGGAATCCGCATGAGAGTCCTCGCGGATGAGTTAGACGAAATTCATAAGCTTGCGGAAGATATTTTCTATTCCAACTTCGCTCATACCGCAACCGGCGTTTCGTTGGATCGAGTTTTGAATCCTCTCGGTTCCGAACGGCAACCAGCCAAACGGGCAATCGTAGGTTTGCGTTTTTCCGGCGTAAACGGTTCGTTTGTGAATATAGGAACAATTTGTCAAACTGGTAGTGGAATCCAGTTTATTACGATCGAATCCGGAACTGTCTCCGGAGGAAGCGTTTTACTCAACGCACAAGCTCTCAATATTGAATATGGTATCTCGGGTAACGTAAGTGCAAATTTGATCACGACGATCAATACGGCTCTTACCGGAATCGACTCTGTAACAAATCCAGAACCTGCAAGAGGTGGCAGAGTGATCGAAACAGATTCAGAATATCTAAATCGATTTATTGATTCCGGAATCAACGGCGGAAGTTCGGCTGCAAACGTTCAAGGCGCATTAAATAATATTGAATCGGTTTTGTCCGCAAAAGTTTACGAAAACGTTACTGATTTCGTAGACGTTGAAGGCCGAAATCCTCACTCTATGGAAGCAGTCATTGAAGGTGGAACTCCTACGGAAATCGGAGATTGTTTTCTGAAAAACTGGCCGGGTGGTATCGAGTCGTTGGGATCGAATTCAACAACTCTCATTGATAACAAGGGAGTTGCGCGCACCTATTATTTCAATCGACCAACTGACGTTCCTATCTTCGTGAAAATCGATATTCTGCGAGACCTGACTCTTTGGGAAACCGGTTCCGAGACAATCGTAAAAACAAATTGTATCAAGGTGCTCGGTGGCGTTGATGCGATCGGTCCGATTTCCACTTCTTACAAAGGTGACGGAACCGGCGAAGATGTTTTCGCATGGAAACTGATCGCCGCACAAAGCGGTCTGTCCGAATACGATTCCGTTAAAGTTCATGGAATCAAATCTATGGCAGTTAGAGTCGGTCTGTCTGCTCCTGCGACGTTAGATGAACTTGTTATTAGCAGTCGACAAAGAGCAAAACTTGTTACCGCAAACATTCAGGTAAACTTTCTATGAAAAGCATTGATGCGATTCTGCAAAAATATCCTACGTCTCTCTTTAACCGTGATCCTGATTCTGAAATCGGTAGGAAATGGAAAGCGGATCTTGAATTGTTAAACGAAGTTCGAACAACACTCGAATCAATCAGAGGTGTTTCGGATTATAGAATTCAAAACGGAGCGATTCTCGACCTGATTGGTAAAAATCTCAAACAGCCTCGGAACGGAATGGATGATTTTCGTTATCGCATTTTCCTTTCCATAGCGAGACAAAAGCAGAAATCAAAGGGTGACATCTATTCGATGAACGAAATCGGTTCTCAGATTCTTGCGGGAACTGGAACGTTATACGAAATTCAAGAGCTTTGTTATTCAGGTGTCCCAATGTTCTTGGACGGTTCTCTGACACTCAATGGAGAGTATCCGCTTTCGGGAAGTTCTAAAAGACCGGCTACGATTCGAGTCATATTTTCAGGTTCAATCGATACAGTCGTTGTAAGTCCAGAATTCAATAAGGCGATCGCACAGATCCGCGCCGGTGGGGTTCGTTCGATTATAAACTATCGCTTTGAAACATCTACCTTATCAGGAAAATTATATGGCTTTGCTCTTCGTTCATCCATGTTTGACGGGACGTGGCCGCTAAACGGTTTCACAATTCTTTCCGGAGACAAGGTGGGAATTCAACCGTATGAAATCGCGTTCGGAACAGGTGGATTAATTTCTGGAATTCCTCGACCTCCTCAAGATTCGGATACGGGTTTGCAAAATGAAGTTTTTAGAAAGCTCGCCGAGATTCAAAACAATCCGGATGGGACAAGAAGTTTTAAAACGACAATCAAGCAATCCGAATTGATTGGGCAAAGTATCAACGAACTTGCACTTTTTGAAGAAGACGGCAATTTGCTTTTTCTTAAAACCTTCCCTTCTAAACCAAAAGACAATCTAATAGTTTACGATTTCGTAATAAATGAGGAATTCCAATGATTCAAATTCTTGTCAGAGAGACCATGATTGAAATTGCAGGGAAAGATAAAGCAAGAATCGAAATGATTCCGGTTGCAGTGTTTTCGGATCATTCTGAACTCTTGCAATATTGTGAGAAGAAAGGTTTTCAAAAAAATGGAAACGGACTTGAGTCTGAATTCTATCGGGAAATGGATTTGAGACAAATGAAAGAGCAAGTTCGATCCTATTTTAAGATCGAACAACCTTTTAAATTGCATGAACGATTTGTAATTTTTGAACAGGAGTTAAAGTAAAAAAATGGCAGTTTTTAATCCGACAAAAACAAGAACTTGGTCCAAAAATACACCAGCGGACGGGGACCTAATCGACGACGAACTAGATCGTCTCTACGAGAACGATCAGTATGCAAAGGATCGCTCCGATGCAACCGATATGAATATATTGAATTTGTTGATTCCGCTGGGAAGTGTTATAGAAGACAATCTAAACATTGCTTCCACATCTATATTCAAAGATGCGAATGGACAATCTATTCCAAGAACTACTTTTTCAACCCTTTGGAACTTGGTTCATAAAACGGTAACTGGAATCGTTCCAGCAACGGATCGAATCACTGTAAATGCTCACGGCTTCACGGAAGGTCAGCTTGTAAAGTTTGCCTTTACTGGAGGAGGAATCACTGCATTAGTGAATTATTATGTACGAAATCCGACGACAAATGACTTTCAGATTTCTGTAATGGTGACTGGTTCCATACTCGATCTTACGTCTTCTCAAACTGGGGATATGATTACGAATTTGGAATATGGCTTTGGGGACGGTTCAACGACGTTTAATGTTCCTGATCGACGCGGTATATTCGTGAGAGGTGCAGGAGTTCATGGGACGAGAGCAAAGGCTGCGGGCGGAAATTATGACGGTGGACCGGTTGGGTATGCGGGACAGGATGCGATGCAGGACCACCGTCACAATTTTTCCTATAACAATCCAATGGGAATTATTGGAGGAGTCGGGGGATATTGGTTAGCCGGAGGCGGGACAAACGCAGGCAATACAAATTTAGTTATATTAGAACCAATGACCGACGGGGTCAACGGGACGCCACGCCGGGGGAATGAAAATACTCCAGCATATGTAGCAGTAAAATACAAAGTGAGGGTAGCATAATGAATTATATTATCGATAAACATTCTAAAAACGTAATTTGGATTAATACCGACCCGAATTCATTGGCGGGTAAAGACGCATGGAACGATTTCGACCCAAATGCCCATGAAGTCATTCATGCCTTGCATTATAATCCGAAAATCGGAGATATATTTCGAGCCAAGGTGGAAAATGAAACCGCACAAGATTTCGTTCCGAAAAAAGTTTACAACAAGACGACGATGTTTGAAAGGACTCTACAAAATTGGGAAGACGAAATTGATTTGGAAAAAGAAACGGAACGGGAACCGTTGAAAAATCCGAGCGGAAACTTTTTACCATATCAGAAATATACGAACTCGGGTTGGGTGATCGACTTGGAAGAACGAAAAGCTGGTCTTTTGGCGGAGAACCGTCTTATTTTTAACTCAAAATTAGAATCCTATCGGGGGAAAGTCGAATGTCGAAATTCGGTTTGGGATTCCGGAAAAAAATATTTGGAGAATATTCAAAAAACATTGAGTATCTACTCCAAGCAAAAAATTCAAATTCTTCCGGAGTGGAGAGACGCAAACGACACATTTCATACTATGAATGTTGAAGAACTTTCGGAACTGGCCGATACCATTGAAATGGATATTTTCGACGTAGGACGCATGCTCTATGCAAAAAAATGGGAACTGGAAATCAGAATTCAATCCTCTTCTTTAGAAGAATTTTTGGACTTAGCTACAGCTTGGAGCTGA